CGGGTTTCTTTGAGAAATACTTAATGTTGTCCGGGTATTTCGCCAGATACTTCTCTGCAGCTTCATCAGTAAGATTGGCATTCGTGTACATTTCCGCGCTTCCAAATCCCATCTGAAGGAGAACGCCATTCTTCAAACCGTATTCTGATTTTTCTTTCATCTTTCCGTTCTTGTTAAGATACACACTCATTTCTATAACCGCATCATGATAGCAATCGCTACAAGATGTACGGGCAAACTTCTTGTCAAGGACAAGCGTATACAGATTCTCAATCTCTACCTTGTCAGAAGAAGAGAGGGAAGCAATGCTTCCCAACTCTTTCAACCTATTAACCACATCTATCACTTCCATATCAAGCTGCTGGTGATGTCAATGTATCGATAGCCGTCTTGGTCGTTTCATAGTCTGTCTTGTAAAGGAACAAAGCAGATTTTGGTACCTTAGTTTCCTGTAAGGATATGGACCAGCCGCCATCGGTTTCTTCAGAGTATTTATCATTGCTGATTTCGGCAGCCTTCAAGCCTTGGTAGTAACCATAAATCTGGAATGCGGAATCACCCGGATTCTCTTCTTTCTGCAAGTTTTTTGCCTTGTTCTCCAAGATTACCACATATTCACCGTTTGCCAGTCCGTCAATAATGTCCGCACACACGTCCGGATCATTAGCAAGAATCACCATTTTCACCGTATTGGTAAACGTATTCTGATAGGTACCGACAGCAAGTGCCGTATTCGTTCCGGTAAACGGAGTGCTTCCAGGCACAATAACCTTATAGGCTTTCTTACCTTCCTTCAACGCCAGCGTTTCAATTACATTTTTACGTGTTGCATTGAAAGCTACCGTAGCAAAATCCACGTCCTTCCGGTTCATGATAACACCTTCCTGCTCGACTCCAGGAACGAGCGGATCATCGCAATTCGCCACGATATCTCTTTTTATTGCATAATCACAAATTCCTGACATAATTCCTCCTTTCATCAATAAGCTAACTGAAACAAATCATCCTGCCCAATCTGTGTTCCCATCTTACCAGTAGAGTACAAATAATTCATACGGTCTTTTTTATCAAACCAAATGTCCAATTCTGAAATCAAGTCATTTGCTGGGGTACCTACCAGCATTTCACGAGGAGAACCAAACACAGCACGATGAGGAAGATTAAGTTTCGTTCCGTCATTCTGGTATTTCATAATCATTCTATCCCACACCGGAATCTGGTATACAGGAACACCATTATACTCTGTCACTTTCATTCCTCCAAAGATCTGTTCCCATGTAAGGATTTCCTTGTATTCACGCTTCAAATCTTTTGTCAACGCATCTGCAAGTGTTTTAGTACAGAAAATACCAGCACCCGGCAAACCCGCGATTCGAGCATCAGCATTTTCAAGCATCGCATCGAAGATTCCGATTGCGACTCCAGACTCCTTCAACTTGCTAAACTGCTCGGCCATCGTTGCTTCACTATTAGCTGCAATAGCTGTTTTTTGACCTGCACTGGAAGTTCCAATAGTAAAAAGGCGTTTCCACAAGCCATCGGTTGTTTTAAACAACTCAGTATCAGTTCCTGTAGACAAGACTCCAGATTCAGAATGAAGTTTTGCATCCTTATCTGAGAACCATACAAAGCGCCACATCATGTTCATCATTGCATCCTTCAGTGCTGGATATACAATATCATCCATATATTCAGTTGAAGTGAGATCACCGATTTCTGTCCCTGTTTTCAGACAATATTCTGCAATAGTATTAATCAGATCTGTATAACACCACTTTAAAGGAACTTGCCAATCACCAATCGACCATTCTTTCTCCAGAAATTGAATGGTTGCATTTTTATAGCTTGGATTACAGCCAGATCCGGCCCAACCGACATCACTCATTGCTCCGCGATACCCAATTTTTTCACCATTCTTTGCATTCTGTACAAGAGTGAAGAAACGTTCCAATTCAGGATCAGTAAACGTCTCTGCAATAATCAAGTCTCTCAAATTACGAATCGCACCATTATCAGGTGTCAGATTACTTAACTGTTCCCACGTCATCTTTTACCTCCTTTTCTTTTTTCTCTGATCTCATCCAATTTCTGTTCAATCTTACTCGCATGCTTTGTTTCAGGATTATTGCCGTAAGTGGTCGTACGTCCCGCTGGAATGTACTTACTTGCGGCCGCTTTAGTCAGCTTTTCAATACCTCCAGCCTTTGCTACCGCATCAAGTACCTTAATTTCATCCTCCGTCTTGGCATTCGATTTAAGGTCGGCCACCTCCGACTCCAGTTCATCAATGCGTGCCTTCAATGCCTCTACGTCCTCATCTTCACTTCCTGGCTCACGAATTTCCGTAATCACACCTTCTTGAACAACTACCGTTCGCCCATCTTCAAGCACAAACTCGCCATCAGGAGAAGCCGGATCTCCAACTTGAATATCTCCCTCTTCACGTTCCACATTCAATTCTTCCCCAGTAGAGGTAGTTATAACCATACCTACTGCCGGAACATCTTCAATTTTTGCGTAACCGCACTTTCTCAGGAGACGGCTAAGCAAAGTTGATTCAACCTTTACTTCCTTTTTCGACATAATATTTGTTTTAGGATTAATAATGTTTTCTTCTTTCTTCGCTGAAATAGCCGGAACTATCGAAGAAATGAATCCGAGTTCAATCGCCTTCTCTGGGCCGAACCAGCTATCCGTTGCCATCTGTGTCTCCAGCACATCTCTATTTTGCCCAGTACGCTCCACATACAGGTCCAGCATCTTTTGTTTCTCTGCTCTGAGGTCTGCAGCAATGGATTCAAGCCTTTCAGGAGTAACCTTCCCTTTCAATAATGCTCCATCACCATATGGATCATGTATACAGAGAGATGAATGTGCGTATGCTGTTCGTCTTTCCAATGGAGCTGCAAGCAAAATCACTGTAGCCATACTCGCACATGTACCCACAACCTTGCAAGAAATCTCCTTACCGGAAGCACGTAGAGCATCATAGATTGCATACCCTTCCACACAGTCCCCTCCACAAGAATGGATTTCAACATCAATACGATTATCATTTCGATCCATCCAATCCATGAAATATTGTATATCTGTGAAGGATATGCTATCCTCACCGGAAAGCCAATACTTTGCCTTATCCGAGTCAGGAGCAATGTCTTTGTTGATAAATAGTTTAGCCATATCTCGTAATTGTTTGAAACAAAGGTAAGAAACAAGATACGGCTATAAGAATTTACGAAGTCAATAACACTGACACGCCTTGTCAGCAAAAAAATAGGGTGAGCTCCAGCCCACCCTAATCAATTACATTTCGATTTCCTGTGAAAATCTATTCACAACTCTATATATAGTCCTTTCATCCACATTGTACTCATCCGACAGATACTGGATTATATATGTTTTTTTATGCCCCTCTTTATTCAGCCTAATGTACTCCTTGTACAATTCGATGTATTTTACATCATTAGGCTTTATTTGCAGCTGGGTCATCTGTTCTAATACACTTTTATGCGTCACCACAAATTCATAGGCTCTCATATACTACCCAAATTCTCCAATACTTTTACACGATTATTAACTCTGGTTATCTCCTCAACAGAAACCACAGGACGTATAGCCTGAACTCCCTTTGCGACTGCTCTGGCCAGCATATCCTCTCCAAGAGTCTGACTACTTGTCTGTGTTACGTTGATAGGCACTCCCCCTCCCATCTGATTAAATGATGAAAGCAATGGAGCAAACATTGAGGTGGCTCTGGCCGTCATTACCGACTCACCGTTACTCAGCTGGGCAGGTATGCTATCACTGGTTCCGGTTCCTGGTCCGGTAACTAAACCACCTGTTGCAAATTTAGCACTTTTTACTGTATTTATTGCTGTTGCGATATTAGCAAGTATAGTAGTTACAGTAGTTGCAATTGCAGCAATATTAGCAGGGAAAGGCACTGATTGAGCTTGAGCTACACCTGCAGCTATTGCTTTACCTGTATTTATCGCAATTTCTGCAAGAGCTAATGTTTTACTCAAGATAGCAAATCCCTTATTTGAATCTCCTAATGCTTCAAAAACAGATGATAATCCAGATGCAATCGAACTTATGGCTTCATATTTCGCCTGCTCAATCTCTACTTCCTTTTCTGCAATAGCTTTCTTTGCATCAATGTACTCCTGATTGGCTAAAAGCTTACGATTTAGGAACTCCTGCTCACTCTCCCCTTCTTGCTGCTGTATACTATTCAACAATTCTAGTTTTTGGGCAGCCTGTTCCTGCAATATATCCAGTTCACTTGCACCCGACTGCTGAAGTTGCATAATCTCGTTTTCCATTCTCACCCGTACGGCTTCCTGCTGTTTCTCCGAGATCTCTTTTTCATGCTGTGCCACCAGATCATCAATCTGTCTATCATATTTATCTACAATGGCCAGCTTCATCTGTTCAGTCAGCTCCTTGTCAGCAAGCTCGGCATCACGTTGTACAAGTAGCTGCTGCATCCTAAGCTGATATTCCTGCTCACTACCTTTCTTTACTGCTTCAAGTTGTAAAGAAATTAGCTTGCTACGGTTGTCTATCTCTTTCTGTAACTCCTCCTCAGACAGCTTTTGCAACTCAGCAGCCTTCTTCTGTTCCAGGGCTTTTATCTGGTCGTTGATAGCCTGCCGGGCTTTTACAGTAAGGTCAGTTTCTGTATTCAGTCTTGCGCGTAAATCTTCTATCTGACGGGAATAAGTGAATTCTATTTCTTTACGTACCTGCTCACGCTTATCTTTAACGAGAGCCAGCATGGCATCCTCTGCCGCTCTTACCGCTTCCACCTCTTTCTGCTTTGAAGCAATGGCAGCATCCGATTTTTCCTTTTCAGCAGATTTTATTTCGTTTGCCAAAGACACCTCACGACCAAGTAATTCACCTCTTTTATCCTGATACTCGGTTAAAGCATTATACATCTCCACCTCAGCCTGAGCAATAGCATCATTGGTTTCCTTGGTATTCTCAGCCATCGCATTCTGCTGTACCATCAGTTCATATCTTCTCTTAGCCAGTTCATAGTTCTTCTTGCTGGCTTCCTCCTCCAGCCTATTAGCTTCCCTGATGGCTTCCATACGCTCCTTCGCAGACACATTCAGCTCATCATCGGCCTTTGCCTTCAAAGTAGCTATCTGAAGAGCATTCTTTGCATTCTGCACCTGCAGGTTTCGTGTGTCTCTATCTATTGCCGCCTGCTCCTTTGCCATAGTAATATATCTCTCATACTCCTTGTTTACCTCTGCCACATATTTGCCAAGTACAGGAAGTTTCTCAAGCTGTTTCGTAATCCATTCCATCATCTTTCCACCCGATTCCACAACAGAAAGTATCCCACTTGCAACAATCTGCAACACCTTGCCCACAGCATCCAAAACCATTTTCAATGGAGCAAGAACAGCATTCCATCTGCTTGTATTTTCCTCACTCGATTTAATACCTTTAGCTACAGCCATAATCACCACGGAAATCGCAGTAAGAATAGCAACAATCGGGTTGGCCAACAATGCAAGAAGTGTCTTTGAGAAATTCTTCACGGCAGCACCTGCTGCCACAGCACCCGCCTTTACACTTCCCATCTCATCCTGAGTCTGTATTAATGTTCCAATAAACGGAATATTACTAGCAACCGCACTCTTAATCGCTTCCTCGTAGTTACCCACATTCCGATAATACCTCTGCGTTTCCTTCTCTCCACCTTTCAAAGCATCCGTAACCTCGTTTATTTTATTTTTCAGTTCATCACCCCGAGCTCCTTTTCTTTCTGCTTCCGACAAGGAGTCATATTCAGCTGTCAAATTCGATAATTCAGCCCGAAGAGCTCTCAAACTTCCCTCTTGCTCCTTTTCCTGCTTAATCTGATTTTGCACTGTCTTGTTAATAATACGTATTGAGTCATTATAGTCCGCAACAGCTATCTTTGATGCAGCCATTGCTTCATTGTACTGCTGACGGGAAATTTCCCCATCCTTCAGCTGCTTCTTCAAGTTCTTTTCTGCTTCCCTAGCCGCATCAATCTTCTTCTGATATTCCGCTATCGCCTTAATAGCATCGCTGTAATTCACCTTAATATCTAAAATCTTTTCTACCTTCTCTGCCATAGCTTAATCCTCCAACTGAAATAATTCACATTTACAAATCCCATTCTCACCAACTTGTATACTAACGATTGCATAATATTTTCCATACTGAGACAGATATACAGGTATGGACATATCCAAATCTTTAAGATCAACCTCTCTTATTCTAATGCTCACATTTATTACCTTTTGTTCTGCGACAATAGATTTATATCCCTTATAATTCTTATCTATAAGTTCCGGCCAAGATAACCCGATAAATGTTGGCTTTGTACTATTTACAGACGGAAGAAGCAGAATTCTTGCATCATCATCCTCGTCGTACTGTAAGTTACCCTCATCATCATATGTATAAAGCGGGATATATGCTTTATCTCCATTGGTTTCAGTAGGAATAAATGGTAAAGTTATCGCTTCCTTTTCCAAATCCAGCGTTTCATCATTTACTTTAATAATGCCACTATACTTCCCATAATCATCCTCATCGTATGCGTACACATTATTTTGCGCAAATTCACTGTAAGAAAAAGACATGGATATTGGTCTGTTATCCATATAAGTAGATACCAGATATTTACTCCAATCATACTTTCTGCTTTTATTCTCAAGGATATATTCAATAGGATAAAACTCTATTTGATTGTCATCTCCAGGAATGGCAAACAATCCCAACATAGACATAACCCCCTTAATGAAATCAATCTGCTTAATGTCTGGAAGATTAGGTATGTAATAATAACGGTTATTTATTGTATCATCCCCTGAAGCTGGAGCCGGAGTTGGAAATGCAACCGCCTGTATTGTTATACTTCCAGATATGTCTGTTACAGTTGTTGCACTAGAAGCTATTCCTGTAAGATAAAAATACATAAGATGATTACTACCTGTACAATCCAATACATCTGTTTCAGAATCGATTTCTATCACATAATAGTCTCCTTGAATAGTCCCAGATGCACTAAACAAGGTAAACATATCATCATCACCATATCTACGCATTAAATAACCAGTCAAAGACAAATTTTCGTATTCACCGGAAACCTTAAACTTCATTTGCCCAGAAACTCTGTACTTCGTATTCTTAAATTTGTTACGTATCCCTGAGATGAATGTCCCACTAACTTCATTTGTAAGATAATGTGCCGCATAATAGAAATTATCAATTTCCCGACTTTCAAATAGAACAAAATATCCTATCGGACTATCGAACCTATATGACCTGTTGGCAAAGACAAGTTCCTCAGCGCTCCCTTCAGACACGATATCAGAATCATATCTTGTGGTCAAAGGAATGATAAGCCTATCCAACATATCACTTCTACTATGAATATTGAACGTTACCCCACAATCCTCTTGTATTCTCTGAAGTATTGACTTCACAGACATACATGGATGATACCATATCGTTTCATCCGTATCTTTAAACCCATAGTCAATAAAATACATGGGAGGGAAAAAAGCTCCGGAACTAGGTCTTATCCAGCTAATATACGAGGTTTCATCATAAGATAGATCCCGCAATGTCTTATTGTCATTCACTATGCTTGCAAATTTCGTAACATTGCCCCATGACAATGCGATATCAATTCCATCATTAATCTCAAGAAGAGAAACATTTCCCTTGCTAATCAACTCAACTCCATTGCGCACATATCTACCGGCATGATTTATTCTCGGGAACCTTGTACTACATGAAGGTATATGCGCACCTTCAATTACCCTTTTGTTTCTAGCTGTCAATGGTAGATTAATGGTATAACTATTATTGCTTACAATCTTACTCACATCAGACAAGAAATTGCTCTTGTAAGACAATGTTACATTCGTACCACTTCCTAAATCAACAGGCTTATTGTCTATGTACAATTCTTCTTTCATAGCTTCTGTATGATTATGTCCGGCAATACTATTGAAAACTCTATATCCTGCAAACTCTTTCCTTCATCAGAAACGGTAGAATTATCGATTCTCACAGGAATCCATACCCCATCTTGATACATATCTACCATAGGAGATCCGATAATCGTTCTAACCATCGAATAATAATCACGATCTACCAATGAGGCACATATTCTCATGGTATTAGCAACCTCCATACCCTGCATACGAGAAACTCCATAATACCCTCGTCCTCCGACCTCATAATCCTGATACAATTGTTCCCCATATTGATTTGACTTTATATCATCCTGACCTTTAGAAAAAAGCCAATACTGATAAAAGCCATGGCGGTCTATCCAACGCAAATAAACACCATCGCCACATTCTACTTCTTCAACGGAAATATAAGAAGGCTTGGATGAAAGATCTGAATGATGCATGGACGTATCAAAATACGATATAGTAAACGGTAAATCTCCAAATTTACGAACCTTTCTGGCATCAGTAATACTTTCTCCAATCGCTAGGCTGCCCCAAATTGTCACAACACTAAATTGCATATTAGCTCCAGAAATCTCAATCTTAACATCAATTTCCTTACTGGATATCATCTCTCCAACAGGATCAATATCAAACAATGCCTGCAAATAAGGAGATACATCAAGAACAACCTTTGTCTTGTTAGAATCCCGGTCATCAACAAATGCTCCCTTTACAACACGAAATGTTCGATCAAATGTAGAATCGAATGTTCCATAATTCTGCAAAGCCCCTTTATTCCCAATCAAGAATGTAACTTCCCGATCTGTTTCTACAATAATCTTGTTCGGGTTAAAACAAAAACATACAGAGTCCGGATAATAGACTTTGTAACTACTTATTGTCCCTTCTCTCATCTTTATTTAAATTTATATGTTCGACTTCACTACCAAACAAAAGGCCAATCTTATCAGACATTCTCTCTATTGTTCCTTTTATCTCAGAAGAATAAATATCACTCCGTCCGCCATTCCGGAAAAGCTGCGTACCTTCTCTCGCAATCTTACGGGCCACAAGGTAAGCGAACGAATCAGGCTTCTCTACCTGAATACCCTTGTCATCCATCCATTGCCGGATTATCTTCCAGAATCCTGCCGGTACTTTCCCTCCTTTGCGTCCAGTTTCCAGCGTCCCGAATGCGCTACGCCCCCACAGAATACCGCCATCTTCCGTGACCTCTACCTTCATGCTGGCTATCGTCCTGCCAGAAGCTACCTGCTTTGCTTCCTTATGGTTCTCGATAATCTTCTGCTTCAATGCTTCCAGTTCGGAGGACACCAGCTCCATCACCTTATCCCTCATCAGAAGTTCCATACACTATCTCCTTCACCGTTTTTGTAGGACACATCACAAATCCCCTCGTTTCCTTCAAAAGAAGCTGGATAACAATCCCGGTCACATTTACGTCCAACTTATCATAGAACACCGAGTACGGAATGTCACCCTGGACAGGCTCAAACATTCTGCTTCTGTTCACATTCAGTATAAATTCCCTAGCCAAAGATTTGCATCGTTCTATCACTTGGTCATTCTCTTCACCAGAAGAATCATGTTTTATCTTATCCATAAAGGCTATCATGCAGTTAGGGAAGTCTTTCATCTGCATAGGTCCCACATTCAGATTTCCGGAAGACGGAAGTACATACATCACAGCAGGGAGCTGCATCTTGTCAAGCCTTACATTTGCAGCCTGCCAGTTCTCAAACAGATAGGTAACACCCATCTGCTCCACTATTTTCTTAACTTTCTCTTCTACTGTCATTTCTTCTTTTCCTCCAAGATTTTTCGTAACCGACGTTCATATTTGATCTTTCTGGCATCCATATCTAAACATTTATACACACGTACCCAAGGAACATATTCTACCGCTTCATGGTCCGTTATCCCCATTCTCAGTGCAAAGTAGTCAAGCTGTCCGAACGGCCCGAAATTCAATGATTCTGCCCCGGCCTGCTTCTCCTCCGGTGTAGGAGGTACGGACGTGGAAGCAAACAATTTGTTTATCCGCTTCACTTCCTTGGCTACCCAGAAACAGAACCCTATAACCTCGGATGCATCAGCCTTCATCACCTCACACGCCGACATTCCCAGTAGCACACGACAGGGCACCATTATAGTTTCCATTTCCGTACTGATTGACTGTAACTGCATAAGCTCACCCATGCTCATGTCATTCAAAGTATCAGGAGTCCTGACCTTTCCTACCTTCCACGGCTTATGGAGCTTTACAAGCTCTCCTTCTATACCATGGGACAAATTACCAACTACCAACAATTCCTTCACCGTCATATATTCCCAAGTTTTGCTTTAGGCCGCTTTAAAACTGGTTTAATTCTAAAAAACATCGCCATAATCAACATGTCAAGATAGTCGGGAGAGCGGCCAAGTATCTCCTTCATCTTCTCCTTGCTGATAATTCCTTTCTTCCTTGTATCCGCATCAATATGATCCTGCTTCAACACCCCAAGTTCTTCAATTATTCGCTCCTTCTGTGCTTCCGTACATACTATACGGAGAAGGCGGTTGTTTATCATCTCCGCCAGCTTGAAGGCACATTCCGATTTCAGGTTGTCATACTCAGGATTGATGGGTCGTGTTCCTCCATGGAACTCTCTGATTCCATTCAGATAGCTTTCAAGATAGCTACCAAGCCCGTCAGAGTCCGCTATCATCCGGCTGCGTGGAATGGAACATTCTATCATCATACGCTTCAAGTCTGTCTCGATGGACTTCCCAGTACTGTATTCCTGATCCAGCTTGATATAGCAGACATTCCCTTTCCAGTGTCCGGCTATGAAACGGTCACGTCCCTTCATGGCAAGGTCAGCAGAACCGGAAGAATCCCCGGCAGGCTTGACAAACTCATTCGTGAATAGGTCACAGATAGCATCGTAATCACAAAGGGCTGTCGGGTCATTGTCATACTCCCAATTACCGAAATACAGACGTTCCTTGGTTACCCTATCCTTCGTATTCCGCAAACTCTCGATATAGTCCTCAGTGGCCCATGGATTATCCTGTACCAGCGCCTGAATGAAGGCATACGGTTCTTTGAGCTTACCCTCTTTCCACGGCTTATAAAAATCACGATACAACCAGTTTTTCTTCGGGTTGCAGGTGATAAGTATCTTTCCTGGAATTCCATACACATCGTTCATATGTCGGCCGATACGTGTCTTCAGTACGTCAAAGGCAAGGCAATGCACCTCCCCGGCTTCTTCTATCCATCCACCAGTGTATTCCTTTGAGCCCAAACGCTCATACATCGGGTCTTTTACCGGATAATAGGTCAGGTCAATATAGACTATCTCACTTCCGTTGTCAAATGCTATCCCTTCGTTGGTTGTCTTGTATGCCGTGAAACCATGTAACTTTGCCACCTTATTAAAGGTTACGGTTACTGACTCACGGCTATCCTTCAGATTATTTCGACCGACAAACCAGCGTGTGCCTGGAAGGTAGTAAGCGCATTGCATCAGCCATTCACAGCCTAGCCATGATTTTCCACCACCTCCGGCACCACCATACAGCAGAAACTTCGTCCTGTTATCTCGAAGGTAGTTGTAAGCTAACCGCTGCTTTATGTTCACGCTCTGTCCCATATCACTTCAGTTTATCTGCTTCTGGAGTATAGGGAAGAAAGTCGAATCCTTTGAATGGTTTTCCTTGCGTCGTATGGTCCACTTCCTGCTTATCTGCCAGCCCTAGGGTACGAGCAATGATATTCGCATTGAAGGCTCCAACACAAGCCCCCTCGAATTGTTGAGTCTTGATGGTTTCCTCCACGCGTGCGATGACCTCCAAAAAATCTTTATCCCTTTTATTTATGCAGGCAGAACGAAACTCATTCCACCAATTTGTAGAAGCACCCAAATACACACACATTCCCATGAGAGAGTATGGTCGTGACGTGGGAGTAACCTCCTGCTGTGTCTGTTGTTGGTTCTCTATTACAATCTCCTTATCTTTTACAACCTTTACAGGAACAGTCTTCTGCGTTGCCTTTCTAGTCGTCCAAGGATTTTCATCGCACCATTGGAAATATTCACACGCCGCCTCCCACAAAAGTTCAGGCGTGGCAAAGAGCTTGTCCCTGCCATGCTTGCTTCTTAACATCCAGAACTTATTTCCTTTTGGTGCTGCCATAATCACAATTTTTCAAAAACTGGTAATATTTCCTTATCTAAATCCCATCTTCTGTTGTTGGGAAGAGGAAGAGTAAATTCGTATCTCAGAGCTTCAATGTATTCATCACGCAATGCGGTTCTTTCGTTTATGACGGAAACCTGAAAAGATGATCCGCGCAGTTCCCGTGACTTGTCTACCTCGATGCCCTTCTCATATATCCTGAAATCAGAACCGATAAGTTCTTCCGTAAGACGGCATACGTCTGCCGTGGAATGATAATGCTGGAAATACCATTCACCAAAACGAAAGTTTGCCGTGAAATTGTCTGCATCCAGAAATAAGGCTTTTGAACGGTAATCGTGCGTTTCCTTTCGCTCAGAAGCTTTCTGCGCAAACAATAAAGGAATACCCGACCAAAAGATCATACCACCTGGCTTGCACAGTGCAGAAAGGGAAAGAAGGACGTTCCTTTCATCGTCAAGGGAATTTACGGAGTTCAGGACGCTGTCACATACCACTACATCATACAGGCCATACTCCGACAATGTCTTGCACACGTCCGCACAGTCTTGACGTATCTCCTTCTCGTCTATCACGTCAACTCCGTCCTTCCGGTGAAAGAACTCTATCGCGTCAATGAGGTATCCCTCCTTTTTCAGCCTGGTGGCATAGTCCTTCTGTCCGGCTCCGAAGTCAAGCACATGCATATCCTTCGTGATGAACGGAAGCACCAGACGCTCGTACAGCGTGGAATGGCTCCTGCTGCTCGGGACACCGTTTTTCTCCCTGAGACGTGCCTTCTGTGCAAAAGACTGTATGTAAGTCTTTCGCTCCAGATGGGAGTATTCAAAGACACCGTATTCCTTCGAAAAATAAGACAGGGCCAGTTCCTCCTTTCCTTCCGGAAGTACATAGACAAGCAGGTCCATACCCAGAAGCTTCACCGCCTTGGCGTATACGGTGGATATGATGACCTTTCCCTCATGGTTGCATACGGCATTCGCAAACTGGCCATATCGCAGAATCATCTTCGTTAGGTCCACTACGCGTGAGTTATTCCCTCCCTTGGTAATGATAGCTATATCCTTATTCTGGACCATAAAGAACCCTTCCGTTCCTTCAGGAACAGAAACACGAATGTCCGGCTGAACCTCTGACACTTCGCATTCAGCATAGTTGTGAAGTTGGTTAAAACGCACCTCGTCCGTAGAGTTCACCCCGTCCAGAACGAAAGCCGGGACATGAGTATATCCCAGCAGCTTCATGGTCTTTGTCCGCTGGTGCCCTGCCATAATTCGTTTGTCCGACCTGCGGATAATAATAGGCTTGATAATGCCAAGCTCAGTTATCGACTTCTTCAACTCCTCCTGAGCTTCCGGTGTTAATAACCTCGGGTTATACTCTGCCGGATTCAATGATTCTATATCAATATATTCCATCATAAACCAAGCAGATTATTTACAAACCCAATCATAACTCCGTTCTCATCAAGATACTCTGCAGCACGCTGCTTCAATCCTTCCAACTCGATATCAGTAATCGGAATCTTGTATCCTTCAAATGCCAAATACTTTATATGGGCTCCAGCTTCGTAGTTTTCATTCCGAAGTACATTGTGAGTATCTTCTACTCCACCAGGAAAATCATCCAAATCAGGAAAACTAATGCCTTCTAAGCCCCATTCCATTAGTTTCTGACAGTCCCACTCAAACAGACGAGACAGATCCCATTCTCCATTGTTCACATTATCACGGATGATGATTTCCCGCTCACGCTCCTCTGTCAAGTTTGGGATGAGCACTGTAGGCACTTCCTCAATTCCAAGCTGAACACACGCATCATAACGCTGGTTCCCTGCTATGATGACAAGTTCTCCCGTCCGATCAGACAGGATGATTGGTCGAGCTTCAAAATAGTCTGGATTCTTCTGTATGGATTCCTTTAACTTCTGGAGTTGTTCTTCCGATATAGTTCTCGGGTTGTTCTCCAGCTTCTTCAATATTTCTGTACTTCTGTAAATTACTTCCATAACTGTTATTATTTGCGTTACAGAAACAAATTTACCCGATAACCGCCACAAAGCAGTTACCGGGTATTCACAAAGCACTGACACGATTTGTCAGTAAAAATTTTGAATCAAACAATTTTATTCGTATATTTGAAAACAGAAACATTTAAAACAAAATAAAACATGGAAATAAGTATCAAGAACGAATCTCAAAGATTCTTACAGTTTTTAGAAGAAGCGAACAATTCTAATATCATTTTCTCAGGGATATATGGTATTGGAAAATCGTACTTCATTAATGATTTTTTCAATAATCAACACTCTAAGGAATATATACCAATCATTCTTACTCCTGTAAATTATTCTGTAGCCAGCAATGAAGACATATTTGAATACATCAAATCAGACATTCTATTACAACTTCTTGAGAAAGTTCCTTGCGACTTTAATAATATACAGATAACCTCTTCTGTGGCAACATATTTTTATATAAAAAATAACCTAGATATTCTGATTGGTAATATTCTGTCAACAGCAGAAAAGGTATGCTTCAAAACCGACATAATACACCAACTCTTAAAGTTAAGGGAAAATATCAAAAAGTTTCAAAAAGAAAAATCCTTATCGGAAAATGCTGAAGTTAAATCTTTCATGACTAAGATATCACAAAAACTAGGCTCAATTTATGAAAGCAATATTATTACACAGATTATACAGAATTTAATTTCGAATGCAAAAGGAGAAAATGGGAAAGAGGCCATATTGATTATAGATGACCTTGATCGTATAGATCCAGAACATATATTCAGAATACTCAACATTCTTTCAGTACATGACGACTTTTGCCGCACCAATGAACACAAATTCAAATTTGACAAAACCATATTAGTATGTGATATCGAAAATATCAGAAAAATATTTCATGCAAAATATGGTGCCGATGTTGATTTTTCAGGCTATATTGACAAGTTCTACAGCAAGGAAATTTTCCATTTTGATAATGTGAATGAAATTGCAAAATGTATCGCTAATCAAGTTATGAATATTACAAACAATTCGACTATTTCTAGCAGAGGTAATTTTGCATACTTTAATATAGTCTTTTTATTAAGACATCTTTTAATATACAATCTCATCAACATTCGTACAATTGAGAAGTTTAATTTCGACTATAAAGAATATAACGAATGTATTTTATTTAACCAAAAAAGATTTTGGATAAATAGCTCTCCATCTCTTGTCGTTTTTGAATTTCTTAAACGCATATCAGGTTCATCTGATTCGTTAAAGTCAAAACTTTTAAGACTTTCAAAAAACAAAGGCATATACAACGATGGAGAAATGAACTACATCTTAGAATCATTTATAATATTAGCAGACCTTCCAAATAATAAATTAGAAAATAATAAATTTTCTTATAAAGAGATTAATTATACTATTGAAACTAACAATAGTAGATTCATAGCAAATATAGATCATCAAGCTTCAGACGAAACAAAAGTTAATCTATTTGAATTGGTATATGAAGCATACTTAAATTATCAAACATATTTTTGTGTCTAAAACTTAGAAACAAATATTCCCGTGGGCGAGCCTAATCGCCCACGGTTGTTTGATGGATATGGCTTTCATTTCTTACTTGTTGGATTATCACTTATCTCAGTTCCATGATATACAATTCTGTTAGCAGCTTCATCCAGCGGCAATGAAGCAAGGTATTTCAAGCATGCATCCCAGCCAGCTATAAATCCTTCGCTGAATTCATCTGCATAGCAATCTTCATCACAATCATGTGCTATGTTTTCTCCCTCGCAGAACCGGCAATAAGCACGTTCTTCACAAGCATACTTTCCGTTACACTGATAATGATCGTGAACGGCTTCCCTAAGCATTTCTTCTTTCTTAGTCATATTATTTACTCATCTTTTATTCTTTCCTTCAATTCGGAAATCTCTTTTTTTAATCCTTTGTATGTTTCTTCCCAATCCTTGTCAGCAAGTAGATAACCTACTCTTACAGCACTTTGCGCACCATATAGGTAAGCCCTTGACAAAGCTTCCTCCATCCATTCCTGGAAATGATTAAAATCTTTACATGGGTAAAGTATTCCATTGCAAGCCATCATTTTCTTTGCAAAATCACGGGCATCTTTTTGATACCCTTTATCATTCATTACATTAGGTAATTCTTTTGGCATCATATTCATTTCTCCTTTCCACCTATCCCAGCAACCACCACATGACTGCCAGAAACAGGTAATACAATTTCGTTTTCATTGATTATTTCTCCTTTTTTCTACAAGTTGCTCAAGTCTCTTTTCACACTCGGCACATTCGAGTTTCTTGCGTTCCAGTTTCTCCCGGAACTTAACCAGTTCCTCGTCCGTACTCTCATCAAAGAACATGTTGTTCTGACGGTTGTGCTCGATATACTCATTCATCCTACGTTCTGCTTTTGTTATCTGGGCTTTTGCTGAAACCAGCCTTGAAAGGCAGGAACTCACTTCAAGCGACTCTCCTGAACGCTTGTCGTAGTAGTAAAAAGAAGTGTACACATCATTCCTTGGATGCTGGCATTGCAATCTGGCCACCCTCCACCTGATTACCCACATCCTTCTTTCGTACACTTCACGAGGAAGGTCGTAGGTGTATAGGGTGACAGATTGATGACCGTGACCGTAGCAGATACTGATTTGCACCCAATTCTCGATTTTCAGCTCCTTTTCTGCTTTGGCCAAATCCTTTGCGAACTGATAACAATCACTCAAACTTTCCTGCTTTCCCATGTTATTCAAAATTTAATTCAAGTTGTTGTCCATCTGGTTCTCTATATCCGCGGTTGGCCTTCATAAAGGCTTTTCGTAAGGCTTCAGCAATCTTATCACGCATAGCCTTAGATACATGATTCTTGTCGGCCTCACTGTTCATTTGGAGTATCTTGTTAAGACTGCTGTTTATTGGCTTTTCGTCAAAGAACAGGCTATACTCGGTAAATATCCGAGTACAATCCTTTGCGGCTTTCTCTTCTTCCTCATCCTGGTACCTCTCTATTACTGTTTCCTGTGCTGCCCTCAAAATCCTTTGTCCACGATCACACCTGCAGCCATGCCATTCATTCTCGTATATGACGGATATAGCACGTTTCTTGCGGATAGTGCCTATCTTCGCCCATCCATAATAAACTTTCAACTTTCCCATCGTCAAATCGTTGTTACACAATCAAAATCACTTCCATACATGATATGCGCTCCACGTTTCCGGAGTTCGGCCACCAGCTGCTCGTTAGTGTATCTGGCCAGCCGTCCATGCAGTCTGTCCTGCTTTCTTCTTTCAGCCGTGTGCCTGCTCTCACATAACCGGCATCTATTGGTGTAATGGATGCCGGATTTTGTTTCATAGGCCCGGAACTTGCTTTCCGGAAGGTTCCGGCCACACTCGACACAAACCTTCATGATGCGGCCCTCCTGATCAGTCCCATGTTACGGTTTACCAATTTGATAATATGATCATGGTAATCGCTGGTCTCGTTACAGACTGCCCTACTCTGTACGATCTTGAAGGTCTTTAAAGAGACCTCTACCGTTTCAAGACGTTTCCCATTCTTTTGCGCTGTGAGAATAAGGCAATCCTTACGCTTGTAATATTCATTTTGATATACGCAATGGTGCATAGCCTTTCCTTCCTGATAGAACTGGGTAACACTTTCCAATGGACGGATCACAATATCCTCATCCTTGATTTCTATTCCCAGGAATGGCTGGATTCTTTGGATGAAAGAGAGGATATCCTGTTTCATTCTGGACATGCGTTCAATCCGTCTCTTCCGTTCCTCCTCGGCCCAAATCTTCGCTTCTATCTTTCTCTTTTTCTCAACCAGTTTGTCATGTTCTTTCTTCAGGTTCTTTGGGCATACATAGTGAGCATTATGTGTGTCAAGGTGGAAATAATCAAGCAAATGAAGGTAATCGTCATACATCGATCCGTCCTTAATGATATACCCGTTGCGGTTACAGATATTCACTGCCCACGGATGGGAAATTCCACCTCGATGCATATAGAAATCCAACATACTATATTGTTTTGTCTTCAGCAACATTTCCGCATACTTGCTTTCCCCAAGAATCGCACGTATCAGTCTGGCCGGAGTAACGCCATGGAACGAAGTACGAAGGCCGTTCCTGTGGAGTATAGGCAGCAGCTTTACTTTCGGATATACATAACCATCTATGTCATACGAATGTGAATAGTATATATTTCCGTCCTGTTTGATGCTCATATCTGTACCGTGAAGCCAACCTCTGTATCCCATATTCATAGCCTTGGCCATAACCGTTTCTTTTCTGTCTGCAGTTATCCACTGTTGGCATACCTCATCGATGAAATAATGTGTGTCACGTTCTTTCCTTGCATACTTGGCTGTGTAGAAGTGACGGAGCACCTGAAAATCTCCTGATGTAGTAACGACTGTCAGATAGCTTATTGAATTGTCCTTTGTCTTACGGCTAACCTTCACTTCCAACTTTTCTCCGCAGTAAGGACACTGTATGTACCCTTCCTTCTGACCAGTTACATCAACCCACATCTTTCCACATTCACTGCACCACATTTCATCCTTACAGCGGTAAGCATTATGTGGAAAACAATGCTTCTTTCCCCATCTTATCTGGGTTTCTGTTATTGCTGGCAGCTTACTGCTGAGTTCAACCACCAGCTTTTCACGTTTTGTTCTCGGTTTCATAATTCCCCAAATAATGAAAGTTGCAGACTATTATCCTCCCCTCTCCTGCGTTTCTGGACCGGCTTAGGCTGCGGTTTCGGTTGCTCTACCGAAGCAGGCTCCGGTGTTGCCACTTCTACACGGCTCTCTACTCCATCGACCTTGATATCATCCTCATCGTAGTAGTGGACAGCCCACCCGTAGACTGTCGCATCATCGATACCAACCGAGTTGGAACCTTTGGCCAATTTCCGTGCCTGGGAGTAAATGTAATTACAACATTCCTTGATACTCTTGTTTGCTTTCGTGTAGATCTCGGTGGTCGCCGTATCATTAAAAAAGCGGTTTTCCAGATACGTCTGGATTGTTGTTTCAAAAGTTGTCATATTGATGTGGTTTTTGGTTAATTCATTTACGGTTCATCTTCACGTTGTAATCACAGAGGAATCTGTATATATCTTCACTCGCTATGTCAGGCGGTGGTGTGTTTCCTCCATATATGGCCTTAATTGCAGCTTCTTTTCCCCCGTATGCGTTGAACAGGTCTTCAGGTTTGTAGTTGTCTGGAAGCAATGGGAAAAGCGTTCTGAAAGCCGCAAAATCAGTTCTTGCCTTTTCTTTCAGCTTTCGGATGGAATCCACCCCTTTCACCATCGCAGCCGCCGCATCTGCAATCCGGCTGTAGCTTCTGTCAACTGCAATCCGTATCTTTTCCTGTTCCAGCTTTCGGTAAGCATCACCCCGATCAAGGCAGAAATCATGAAGAGCAACCATTATCGCCTGGTTATTTACCTTGCTCCCCCAAACAAACTGCCCACGACTCCCGTTCTTTAGCTGCGTGAAGAAAATGCAGAGTTCTGCCAAGTTCAGGAAATAATAGCTGGATAGAATGGCCAGCGATGTTTCGGCCAGCTGTGCGGGCGTCAGCTCCACCCCGGCGTAACTCAGTACCGACCGAAGGTGTCGGGTGATAATGCGCACGGAAACCGTATTCCCGTACACACGATTCACATCGGCCAGTGTGGGTATTCCTTCATGACGGATAACATCGTCTATACTCAGGTTACAGTTCAGTTGCGCAGTGGTTCCAGACCAGCTATCTACCAATTGGGAGACTGTCAATCCAGTCTTCAAGTTCTGTTGCAGTGGCGTCAGCTCCATCGCCGCCGGACGTGCCTCCCCCTCCACAAGCTGGGAAGGATGCAGAACTGCTGTCATTGTTCGTTGTAGGTTTGTTTCCATTTTGAAGTTGTTTTTCGATTATCCAAAGATTTGCCCGGCTATCCCATCTTTCGATACGGGCGCCGTTCGTGTTTTTCCAGTTCAAGGCATCAAAGTGATAGAAGAATATTTCCGCCTGCCTTTCCCAGTCCGGAAGCTTTCCTTCAAAGTAGGCTTTTATCTGGTCCAATGTGGGAGGGATAAATTCTACCTTTTCCGATTTTTTCTTTTTCGGTTTTTCTTCGGGCGGAAATAACTCGCCAGAGTTATTATTATTCTTAGTCTTATTCTTAGTCTTTATAATAGGGTTACCAGTTTGGTTACCGCTTTGGTTACTACTTTGGTTACCAGTTTGGTTACCGCTTTGGTTACTTGAGGTAACTAAAAGAATGTAAGAAGCAGCCTTTTCTCTTCTGTTCCCTTCAATGAAATCAATCAGCCCTTTTTGCTTCAATCGGTTGCGCAAATCAATTACAGTCTTATTGCTGTAACCTAATTCGGCTTGGATTAGACGTGTTGGTAATTCGAATGGGCAAAGCCAATTCCGGATGTTGCATTCCTTCAGCAAAAAGAAATAGAAGTCTGCCTCATGCGCTGTCATCGGTTTATACCGTCGAATTTGCCAAAACTGATTAATGTAGTCAATGTAGGTCATAACAGGTAATCGTTTACTTCTTTCATGAACTCTTCGATGGAATGGCAGACAACGTATCTATTACGGTACTTTTCCGCTTCTCTCTGCCATTTTATCTGTTCTTCACTCTGTTCCCCTTTCGGTGTCTTCATTTCGATACATAGGGACGCATATCCCTTTTTGGGGATAAGAAGTATCAGGTCCGACACTCCCCTCAGCACTCCCTCGTATTTCATCATTGCCCCTGTCTTCGCATCCCTCAGGCCACCGTTAGGTACTGCGAACAGGAGCAAAGCCAGATTCGGGTATTGATGTCTGAACCAAGTCAGACAACTATGTTGAATCTGGCTTTCTGATGGCGGTGTTGTCTTTTTTCTCATAACCGTTGATTGAATAAGTTAAGCGCCATATCCACCACGCTCTCCTTCACCACATCATCCGTTCCTGTAACTCCGTTGGCGATGTTCTTCTTGGTCTGGATAACATCGTACATATAGCGGTCTATCGTATCTTTTCCTAAATAGTAATAGCAGTTCACGTTATTCTTCTGGCCGTTACGATGAGCCCGGTCTTCGGCCTGCTCACAGTCTGAGAACGTCCAGGGGAACTCGATGAACGCTACACGGCTGCTGGCCGTAAGTGTCAATCCCGTACCTCCGGATTTATAGTTCAGTATTATCAGCTTGCATTCCGGGTCATTCTGGAAACGGTCAACAGCGTTCTGCTTCTGGGAAGCATTGTCATCACCGGTAACGGTCACCGCATCGGGGAACAGCTTCTTCAACTCCATCACAACTTCTTTGAGATAGGCAAAAACAATCAGCTTCTCTCCACCGTCAATCACATCATGGATAAACTCGGAGAACACCTTAATCTTGCCCCTTGCGGATATGGATTTCAGGATGCCCATCTTCACCATCACCTCACCTCTCAGAGCCTTCTGTATCTTTTCATCATCCGCATTCTTGTATGTACGGAGATACTGAATCAAATCAGCTTCTGCCTTGTCATACTCCTTACGGTTGGTGATATCCACTTCGATATACTGCCGTGACTTGTCCGGAAGCTGCGTGAGTACCTTGGCCTTCTCCCTTCGGAAAAAGCAGGTGGTTGACAGTCTCCAGTTCAACTCCTTCACATTGGAACTCTGCTTAGGTCCGGCACAAAACTTTTCGACAAAATTCTTGTACCCTCCAAAATCTTCCAGACGGCCCATTATTTTCAGCTGCTGAATCAAATCCGTATTATTGTTAACCACCGGCGTACCGGTCAACTCTAACACATATTCTTTGCCCTTGCATATTCCTTCTAAAAACTTACTCTGTTGTGTTTTGCTAGACTTGCACTTGTGACTTTCATCTATCACTACCGACCTGAACAATGAGATACGAGGGTCAAACGTGATGGAGCGCATGGTAAAGCGTGAATCCTCTTTTATTCCCTGTACAAAGAACTTTTTCAGACTCTCGTAATTGGTTATGAAGATGTCACATAGAGCCGTGCCATCTGCCTTTTTCTGTTCATAAAACCGCTGCCAACTTGACTTATTATGATCATCCAATATGATTGCCTGCTTTCCGGCAAACTTCTTGAACTCACGTTGCCAGTTTATCTTCAAAGCTGCCGGACAAACAACAAGGCACGGATACGCCTTTGCTATCGTAACCGTGCCTATTGCCTGCAATGTCTTTCCCAGCCCCGGCTGATCACCGAAGATACATCGCTTGTGTTGCAAAGCGTAGGCGATGCCTTCCTTCTGATATTCGTAAGGCTCCAACAGAAGCCCGTGGGGAATGGTCAGTTTCGGAAGATCTGGAATGGTATAATCCGTTACAGCCTTAGTAGATACTGACCGCTGTATACGGCTACATATCCTCGCAGATACGGCCCACTCTCCCATCTTATCCACATACCATTTATCTTCAAGAGAAACTCTCCATGCACGTTCATTGGGTATATAAGCCGCTTTAGGATTCTTGGCAACACTCGGAATACGGTGGACCAGTTCTTTCAGCGTTGCATGATATGGGAAAGCTATCTTATAGCAGTTCGGGGTTTGCGTTACACAAAATGGGTACAACATAGTATTATGATGCTAATTGTGTGGTCTTGTGACGGCTGGAGCTTCTGGGCTTGATTTTCTTCCCATTCACTTCTATCGTCACTTTTGAATTGTCCATTATCTTTTGGAAGGCTTCAATGTCCGGACTAACCGGAGCCGCCGTCTGCGCTTCCGGTATCGCATCAGCCTGAATATCTGCCACAGCCTGTTCTTCGAACGGAAGTTCCTGCTGTACCACCTTCCATTTCTTGTTGAAAATATACTCGTTCACTTCATAGCTGCACGACTCTATTGCCTGCTCCAGTTCAAACTGAAATGCATAGTCCTCGTTCTCATCCGTAAACTTAGTGAACGGTGCGTTCAGGTTCAGTACTTTGTTGCTTTTCAGGAATCGCTTTCCGGTCAGTGTGACTCCCCTGCTGTCACCGTCACCTCCCACCGTAAATCCAGTCACCTCAAGGATGCTGTCAATGTTCTCCGGCATATCCTCCAGGAACTCCTTTCCGTCTGCCTCCTTCTGTTCACAGAGAAAAGCCATGTGGGGAACCAGCGCCTTGAAAGCGTTTATCAAGTCATTCGTCACAAGGTTCTTACCTTCGACTGTAACCGTACCCGTTTCATCCATATAGGTCGCAACAAGGGTATTATCCTTCGTTACTTTTGCTTTTGTAATATTCATTTCGTTATCTCCTGTACTTATATTCGTTAATAAACTCTTGATAATACAAGTCATCCGGAAGAGGAAGCGATATTCCCAATTCAGTTGCCGCATCCGCCTTCACCTTGTTGAGAAAGTCAGTCATCTGCAAGGTATTCAGCCGTGATGTGCTTCCGGCAACTATCGTTTCTTTTCCGTTTATTACAGCCGTCCGGCGAAGGAAAAGACTGCAGTAGTAGTCATGCACGTCCTGCTTGTCCGTTCCAGTTTCCTGCTCGATGCAAGTAAACCAAAGCCACATCAAGGCATTCTGACTGATAGTTCGTGGCTCCGTATACCGTTCGATGACGACCTTGTAACGTCCGTTCCGAAGCTGGCTGCACATAAAGTCGAAAGGTTTGTCAATCCTCACCACGCCCTTTTCCTTCACTAGAATAGCTGTCTGACTCATTGTCCAAATATCTTTTTATCAGTGATTAATTCCTTATTCGCTTCCAGAAACTCAATGAAACGCTCTACATGGGCTGTGAGTAACTTTACGCTCTGCTCGTGATTGTAAGTATAGTATTCCGGATAGCGTGTCCCAGAAATGAGCGGAGTGCGGCTGGTACCGCCTTTGAGAACATAGGCCGTATACTCAAATGCGCTCACACTCTCCATCTGTCCTGAAGTTATCAGGCAGTAAGGATACACATGACGCTGCCATCCGTGCTCATACTTGCCGAAACTGTAGCTGCCTGTCGTCTTAATGTCATATACCACATCACGTTTCAATTCATCGATGAAGCCGTAAAGCTCCACATCGCCGTATCTGGTTGGTAGATTTGCAGATACATACAACTGACTTACTGCCCCACCGAAATACTTTGCCTGCTCAATAACCCATCTACGATCAAAGAGGAAATTCCGCATAGGTGCCAGATCTGTTTCTGGGAAAGTTACTTGTACAATGTTTGTTTCCTTATCTCCAATAATGGAATACGGAGCACGTTCACTTGGTATATGCGACTCGTTATGAATTACCATGTCCACAAGTGCATTAAAGGCCGTACCCTTGTCAGCTGCTTCACTGGCAAAGGGTACACGATTGATCGCGTCAATCAAAGACTGTTTCAATTCCGCTTCAACTTCTTCCGGAGAGCGCTTATACTCTCCGGTTTCATTGTCTATATTGAAGAAGCTTTCCACTTCTTCATCCACCCTCAGATAAGCTTCGAACTTATCCAGAAGTGAGGGATACATTCTATAATTAGGCTGCTTCATACTGCTTGCTGACTTTATTCAATTTCAATCCCAGTTCCTTGCATCGCTTGTTCAAAAGAACACCAGCCTGTATCTTACTGTCAAAAATGTGCTGCATACCTGCAAGAGATTTCGCCACATTGTTAGCCGAATCCACATCATTCACAAGTTCCACCTGCGCCTTGATGACTTCCATCAGGTCTTCATATTCGGAAGAAAGCTCCGTCTGTTTTTCCTGATACTTTGAATAAGTGTTGATAATATTCGTCATGAAGTTATTCTCTCCAATCAATTCTCCTTTGTCATTGAGAAGGGTTGGGATATCCATACGCTCTGGAAGGTTACAAGTGTTCTTCCCGTAGAACTTCTCGCAAGGATTGAAGGAGATGGTACGCTTCTTTCCGATAGCTTCCATATAACCCACCAAATCCAGCTCCTTAATCAAGTCACCGGCAGAAGAGCCACCGATTTCAGGACGGATTTGCTTTTCGTCTCCATTCTTTTCTTCTCGTTCATGGGCAACGAATATCACAGACTTGCCCATCAGGGAAACCTGATTGACAAAGTTGATAAACATGTTCTTCCGCAACCCGTAGCCTTGAAGAGAAAGCGTGCCGTCCGCTTTACGCATCTTAGGATTGTTCTGCATGATGTACTTATCCATAAAGGAAAGCATCTTACCTGCCGTATCAATCACGAACGTAGCGTAATCGGCAATCTCAGGAGACTGCATCACTTCATTGACTTCCTCCCATTTACTTATCTGTACCGTATCCACACGGTGCGCAGCGTTTACACGGTGTATGCCACCGTCAAAGTCCAGAAGAAGCGGGTGTGGAGCACTCAGTGCCAAAGTCGTTTTTCCCATACCAGGTTGTCCATAAATCATTGCTGACAAATTGGTTTTCACAATAAGTTCATTTGGTTTCTTAATCAATCCCATAATCAAAAATTTAAGTGGTTAATACTAATTTGATATCCTCAGCGGCCAGACCTCGGATATTGTGGGGCAGTCCGGAATCGAACCGGGAAGCCAATTCTGCCCCTTGTACCGCCCCAGCTCGTGAAGCGGTCCATAGTTAAGTCTAAATGTTGTGATACTCCTTCTCTAAGGATTCGTGAAATAAGCCGGAATCGAACCGGCTACCTTGTAATTCAAGCTACAAGACCTTTTTTATATTTCTTAGCTTTACGGGGTACACGTTCCTTCTTTCTATTGCCAGCTGCTCTACAATACATTAATACATCTGAACTATTGTAATATTCCCTTCCATTCGAATAGCGTACCCGAACAGCTCCATTCTCCACCAATTCGATTAGCTTCTTCGGTCCACCCACAATCCTTTCAGATTTTCTCTTACTGAATTCCTCCATTTCCATTTGCTGAAGAATATTCTTCAACAAGATTGATGCAGTTCCGTCATTCAGCAATGTCGTTCGAAGTTCATTATTATGCTGATAAATCATAATCGTACTCATTAATGTTATTCCTTCTCACTCTAATCACACGGGTAACTCTGGCTCTTCCCTGCAGTCTTCCAACCCTACGCATATCAACGTGCATATCCATAGCGGCTATGACAAGGAACAGGATAGAGAAGAATAGTTCCAGACCATGTTTACGAATCTCCTTCAGGTCGAAGTTAATCTTCAGCTTTTCGCATAACATATACAAGACCAATTCTGTATCTTTACTGATACCCAGCTTTCTGTATATATCACGTTTCTGCGCCTTTATAGTCCATGTAGAGCGACCAAGACAATCTGCCACTTCTTTATCTGCAAGCCCTTTGCAATATTGCTCCGCAACAAGGTGCTCACGTTCTGACAAGGTATTCATGACACACGTTTTATCTTGAACTCGCCATTCTTACGATCAATCTCCCCTTCTCGTTTCCAGTCAGCTCCTACCACACACATTTCTAACCGAAGTCTGGAAATAGTTGTATTCACTGACGATATTGAGGAAATGGGAAATATCACGATTTGCCCGACCTTCATATTCCGTAAAGTCGATGCCCAATTTTCTGTAACCTTTACCATAGCCTTATTTTTTTGATTTTAAAATACTTTGAATCTGTTCACTGATTTCTTTATCGAAAGCCTCACGTCTGTCTAGCTCTCTTGAGCGGGCTGCCAGTATTGCATTAATATCTGCGAAATCATCACTGATGTCATCTATTGTTTCTTGCAGTTCTTTCATCATCCAATCTTTTTGCGATTAATAAACTTGTGATTATAAACCCGACGAATCCTATCCAGTACATAGCGGACAGGTCTTGATTAAAGTGCATTATCACTACGGATATAGCACAGAGAACTATTAGTTTTCGCATGGCTCCTCAATTTTATATCCTTGTTTTCTCAAATACATTACTATGTCCTCCTCGTTGATCTCTCTCAATGTTTCATCAATTCCAACATTCTGGATCAGATTACTTATACCATAATAGGATATCGTATCTTCAATCGGTATCATCTTCAGCAATACCGAAGTTTCAATGTCTTTATATGCGTGCATAGTTATTGTTTTTAATTCAGTGCCCTGATAAGCTCTCTCTGCTCTTCCCACCGGAGTTATCAGCTACTGTTCTTCACTGCATGACCGTTCAGGACATATAACTTAATCTACCGCTGCTGCCTTATGCTCATATCATCGCAATCGGTTGCTTTCACGGCTTGTTCTTCGCCTCTGCTATGATGTATGTTTCGGTATTACCTCACTGCCATACTGCTTACGGCGCCAGCTACTTTTACGTGCCTGGAACACGACTTCATTTTTGAGGGTTAAGTCTCCCATCCCGAATTAGCTTATCATCGGTTTAGCTGGTTCCCTATCTCCACATTAAAGGGTAGGCTCTGGGCCAGATAGGGAGTTGTTATCCTGATCAATCTCCACAATATTTCGAACCTAAGTAACCGGAAGTGTTATCAGGATAGATGTCTTCAGCTTTTACTCCTGACCAATCGTAGGTAATCACTTTCTTGTTGGCTGATTTCAATCCTGAGAACGGCTCACTTTTAGCTGCCGCACTCATTGCAAACTGCATCTTTGCCATTCTCCATGTTGATTTAAGGACTTCACCGAAAGTCTTGCCTTTCTTTCTAGCAACATACTTATATGTTCTCCAAGCATCCTTCATTATCTGTTTTAAATCAAATCTTTTCATGGCGTTACCTCTTTTTAGTTATCACTTTTATTTGCTTCTCTCAGGTTTTTTCTGTTCCTTTGTTTATTGTTTATTGTTTGATGTTGCAAATATAAGAACTTTCTTATATATAAAGAAAAACTATATAAGAATTATCTTATATTTAACAAAAGTTATCACTTATGGAATTAAAAGACTTCATTGCTGCTTCATTAGAAGGAATTGCAGACGGAATTATTGAATCCAGCATTAGATTATCGGATAAAGGATTTATTGTAAGTCCGTCCATAGGACGTGTAAATGATAGGTCAACTGAACATATTTCCTTGGTACATGACATAGAGTTCAACGTATTTGTTGAAGAAAGCAATGAAATAAAAGGAGAAGGAAAAGCTGGAATACAAGTCTTTTCAGCAGGAATTAATAATAAAAAAGAGGGTAAACAAGGAACCTCTCTCTCATTCAAGATTCCTGTAATTTACCCTCAAAATTACTTTTTACTTTCCGAGAAGACGTTTGAACATCTTGACGATAAAGAAAAGTGCGATAATAATGGCTATTACAAATACAAAGATGTATAATGCCATAGCATTTATTAACCAATCGAACATAACAATATAGATTTTAAGTTTAATGCAAATATAAGAATATTCTTATATGACTGGACAAGAAATTATAAATAAAGTTTTAGAAGAGTTGAATTTAAAGGCTCCAACATTTGCAGAAAGTATTGGAGTGAAATATCAGCGCATCTTTGACCTGCAAAAAGGGAAAGTGAAAAAGATTTCTTCTTCCCTTGCTAATGACATAATAAGTAAATATGGACAATTTAATCTGACCTGGCTACTCACCGGTGAAGGCGAGATGCTGAATACACCTAGCCAGCCATCAGATGAAGCATCCCCCATTGACGAACCAATCATATTGCGTGTACCACTAGTGAGCCAATACGCACAAGCCGGATACCTCTGTGGATATGCAGATGCAGCATACATGGCGACTCTGCCTACCATCCCCTACATCGTAGACCATGAAGCACAAGGGCACTACGTTGCATTTGAAGTGAAAGGAGACAGTATGAACGATGGAACAGAGGATGCCATTCTGGAAGGTGACCGCCTGCTATGCCGGGAAATACAACCACACCTATGGGTGGATAGCAAATTACACATCAGGAAGTGGGACTTCGTTATCGTGCATACAGAAGGAATACTGGTGAAGCGTATCATTGATCATAACGTGGAAAATCACACTATCACGATCCACTCTTTGAACTCTATGTATCCGGATAAAGTCATCAACCTTGCCGACGTGAAACAGATATTTAATGTTATTGAACTACAAAGACCGAGAAGAAGATAAAACGTATAAATCACAAAGGATATGTTTACATTCATCATCATCTTATGCTTATTTATCGGTTTGCCAATATGGTTTTCTTTTCATTACTATACAAAGTACAAGAAACTGAAAGAAGACTATGAAACTCTGCTTATAAAGATGAAATACTCCGAAACAGAGAAGAAATCTGATACAGACCTGAAGGAGTTGAATGAAAAACTTTCTTCCCTCCAGAAAAAATACGATTCTTTGTACAATTACACGTTGCAAAAGGAAAAGCCTGCAACAGAGACAAAAAATAAACCATTCTCATATACAACGACAAACATAAAATATTCTGTCCAGGAAATAATCGAAAGGAAAGATGATTTCATTGGATGGGAAAAGGATGGAACACTCCTAAAATTAAAGATAAAAAAAGCAATAGTGGGCGAAGTAGATTATGAACCAAGATGCAACTATATCAACAAAGGATGGAATACTCCAGAAATAATAGAAGCAAATGCACAATGTTGTACTGTGACTGTCGGAGATGCATACATTCAGTTGAGGTCTCCACAAAAAGGAATTGTGTACTATGAAGGAAAGACGGCTCTTGTGCCTGGAGATACCGTTCTCACTATTGAGACAGATTCTGAAAAGGTTGATGCATTTGAAAAAGAACTGATAAAAGAAAAGCTATTACAAAAGAAGCGCAAACAGGACCTTGAGAAAATAGCGTTGCAGGAACTCATGGATGAAGGAGAAATATTCCCGGAAGCAAACAAACGGCCACCGATCCCCAAAGAAGTAGTCGATGCTGTATGGAATAGAGACGGAGGAAGATGTGTTTATTGTGGCTCCACTGAAAATCTACATTTGGACCACATAATTCCATTTTCCAAAGGTGGTGATACAAGCGTGGAAAACTTACAACTATTATGCCAGAAATGCAATTTACAGAAATCAAATAAAATTGGATAAACTATGAAAAAGTTGTTATTACTCACCATTTGTTTCCTGTTCGGAATAACTTCTTTCGCACAGGAAATTGAATACGACAAGACAGAGAACGGGGAACGTTCAATAATGTGCAAGTATGAAAATGTGCGAAGCATGAAGGACAAAACTGTCTTTTCAGTTTCCCTCATGGCCGAACAGGACACAGAGAAAAATGTTTTCTATTTTCTTTCCTTAAAGACAACCTCAAATACCCCCATAACAGTAGCCAAAGGAGGAACTTTGTTAATCAAGCTCAACGATGATTCCATATTGGAACTACACACCCAGATGGAATATGCAGGAACAGTAAGAGATGTCCATAACATTAACGGATTCGTATATTCTGACTATACCATACACCCTGCTTTCGCAATAAACGAAGAACAAATAAAACAAATGTCCAATGGAGTAAAGAAAATACGACTCGTTACTACAACAGACTATAGAGACAAGGAGTTTA